TCCAAAGATTTCTCTTGATCTATTAAGTGCTTCATTACCTGTAATAGCTCCTGATTGAATTAGAGATAAATCTCTTGCATCTTCAGATTGTTTTGCTGTAAAATCAAGTTGTTTCTGAATTGCGGCATCATCTGCTGATATTTGATTATTTTGTATTTGTAAATCATGAGTCCTATTTAAGTCAGCTTGTGTAGTTTGAAAATCCTGCTGTTTTGTAGACTCGGAGGCTGTTAGATCTCTGTCTAATTGTGATTCTCCTTCTTGAAAATCTTGTTGACTTTTCAACACTGTTAATTGTTGTTCTAAATCAGCTTTCTGAGCTGCTTCATCTGCTGTTAGTTGATTTCCTTGTAACTCTTTCTGTTGTAATCTATCTAATTCAGATTGAGTTGTTTGAAATTCTTGTTGTATATTTAGTACATTCAATTGTTGTTCTAAAGCAGTCTTCTGAGATTTTTCATCTGCTGTTAGTTGATTTCCTTGTAACTCTTTCTGTTGTAATCTATCTAATTCAGATTGAGTTGTTTGAAATTCTTGTTGTATATTTAGTACATTCAATTGTTGTTCTAAAGCAGCTTTCTGTGCATTCTCATCAGCTGTTAGTTGATTTCCTTGTAACTCTTTCTGATTTAATCTATCTAATTCAGATTGAGTTGTTTGAAATGCTTGTTGAGAAAATAAATTCTGCTCTGTTGCAGTTAATTGTTCCCCTTGTAAAGTTTTCTGTAGAACTCTATCTAATTCAGATTGAGTAGCAGTGAAACCTTGTTGTTTCAATAATGTTTGCTCATTAGCTGTTAATTGCATTCCTAATAATTCTTTTTGTTGTGCTCTTTCTAATTCTGATTGTCCAGCAGAAAAACCTTGTTGTTGTAATAATCTATCTTCCTCAGCTGTTAATTGAGTACCTTGCATTTGTTTCTGTAAAGCTCTATCTAAAGAAGACTCTCCAGATTGAAACTGTTGTTGTTTAACTAAGTTATTTTCCTCAGCTGATAACTGTAATCCTTGCATATCTTTTCTTAAAGCTCTCTCAAGCGCTGACTCTCCACCAACAAATGTTTGCTGCTGTATTAATCTCTGTTCTTCTGAAGTTAATTGTTGGCCTAAAAGTTCTTTTTGTAGAACTCTATCTAAAGCACTTTCACCTGTCTGAAATTGTTGAGCTCCAGTTTGAAGACTCGCTTGATTGTTAAATCCTGCCTGTTGCTCTTGAAGTCTTTGCGCTCTATCAAGACCTGATTCACTTGTTTGAAATTGTTGAGCTCCTGTTTGTAGTCCACTTTGAGCTGTTTCTGCTTGAGTTTGTAACCCCTTTTGGAATTCTCTACTCTTAGCAGCTTCAGCTGAATTAAAAGCTTGTTGTATTTGTGTCTGACCTAGATTAGTACCAATATTTGATGCTAATTGTCCTAATTCTTTTTGTTGATTTTCTAATACATCTCTTCTTAAAGTATTTCCAAGTCCACCAAAAGTTATACCTCTCCTAGACAAGGATTCTTCAGTTGACTCTGCTTGTTTATCAAATGCTTCCTGTAATGGCTGTGCTGATGATCTAAATGTTTCTTGAGCAAGGGCACGCGCATCTTTTGGTACGAAACTAAAATCTTGCATATTTTCCTCCTATTCGCTATGAATTTGGGTATAGAAGAGTGATATCTTTTGTATTTGAGTTGGCTCATCTATGTTTAAATTTTTAAGTTCTATAGATATGTAATTCCCTCTTTTTCCACTTCTTACCTTCTTAGTTCTAATTCCAATATTTCCTATAATTGCAGTACCAACAATTGCAGTACCTATTACACCAGCTCCAATGTCACCCTCTATTAAACCTGATGGTCCATCTAATTCATCTGGTATAAAATCACCAAATTTAAATGTATCTATTGTGTATTCTAAATTCCAAGATTCTAAATAAGCAAAAAATACTAAAGCATTATATCTTGTATATATATTTGAATCTTCTGGATTAAACCACCCTATTACTGTTTTAGATTCTATTGCATTTCCTGAATCATTGTGAGTAGCTTTATCCATTCTCTCATGAGTAGCTCCAGCTATATCAACACAATATAATTCCTCTTTACCTGTAACTGATTGTATTGCAAAATAACTAAATTCAAAATTAGTGAATTCCATCCATAAAGGTTGTGGTTCTTGAATTAATTCTAATTGTCTCTTTTTAATAGTATCTGCCACTATGCATAAATCATTCTCACTAGCCGTAGCTGATGTGCTATTTAAATTCAATATATATAAATCTTTAAAAACCACTGCTGCTGCTTGATCTTTATTTGTCTCAGATAAAATGTCATCAATATAATCTTGTAGTAATTCTGAGATAACAGGAGAGCCTGATCCACCTAAAACATATTCTCCCGAAGTAAATGTTATATTTGGAGAAATAGCCCTTACCTTAGAATCTGTTGAAAAATAATATATACCAGATTTAGTTCTAACAACTGAGTCTGTACTCTGAGTTCCTGTTAAAGCATCTGTCTTTAATATTTTCCAATCTGCTGGTGTATCTGCTGCGTTAGGTAATACATATACTCCAAACTCTTTAAAGAAGAAAATTGAATCTCCCCATATTTCTATTCCTTTTAGATAGCCATCTACACCTGGAGCTATTTGAAAATCATTAGTTCCTGTAGCCCATGTTTCGAAAGCTGAAGCATCTGTAAATTTAACAGTGTCTCTATTTGTTATTCCAAATAATCTGTTTTTATGTAGCTTTAATTTAATTAGATCTGTTGGACTTGAGGCCACAAAACTAGCAGCTGGCACAGCAGCTGTAGTTGTTACTTGAATAACTGCGTCTGTCCCATTAACTCCATACATATTTCGATTAGTTGAAAATCCTGCCTGTTCAAATCTAGTCTTCTTAGCTGCTGTTACTGTTATTCCAGCATCTACCCATCCTGCGTTATAGTAATATACTTTTGTTGATTGTACTGCTAAAAGAAACTCTGATCCTTCATTATTCCTATAGTTATCAAATCCATAAAGTACACCTGCAGCTGGCGGATCTGATAGTTTAGCACCACCTCCACGTTCTGCTAGATCTCCATTGTTTTTTACTATGTAATTATCACAAGTAGTTAATTCTCCAGGTATAAGAGAAGCATCGTCATTATTCTTATTTAATCCCAAAAACTTAGTAATAGTAAATGCTTTCCTGTTAGCCATATTATCTATCTCCTCTTAAAAAGAAGTTTCGATCAAGAGTTATTGATTTTGGAAAATTATCTTCTAGAATAGATCTTAACTCTGCTAATTCCATTGTTTCCAATCTTTTCTGTAAACCAAAGTTTTTAGAGTCATCATCTTTCAAATAATAAAAACCTGCAGCTTTATAAGTTATTAACATATCATATTCTGCTGGTAGTGTAACTTCAGGTGAAAGATCTGCTATTGATAAATCAGTTGGTGCACTCATTCCAAATACTTTAAGTCCTGCAGCTGATGTTGATTGAAAAGGTGAATCTATAACAATACTACCACCTCTTATTTCATAAAAATTAGGAGTAACTGTATTATCTGAATCAAAATAGTTACTTGGATTTATTACATTATCTATTTTCTTTTTTACCAACTCTACATATGTTTTAGATGTAGTCATATAAAAGACTTTATCTACTTGTAATATAGTAGCTGGCACAGCAGCTGATGTCGCTCCAGATACTACTGAAACATCTGTTCCTGTAGTATTTTTAAGAATTGATGGCTTTAATTGGAAAGCTATTTTTCTTTGTGCAATATTTATATATTTGACTAAAAGAGATTGTGTTGGGTCTGTAGACGAACTTGTTTCACCTACGTCTATATGTTCTTCTAGTAAGTTAAGTAATGATTGTCCAGTACTTGGCATATTATACCTCCTTAAATAAAAAAGGCAACCTGTACAAAAAAGGGGGTAATTGTACAGACTGCCTCTTGGGTTGTAGTCTCCATACTTAATATAGGTGTTAAATATTAAAGGAGTACTTTTCTTTGTTAAAAATTGGTTTATCGTAGTTAAATCTATTATTTAAAACTAACCATTCTCTGAAACCTTTTGCCATACCTACTGGGCTATATAGTTTCCTTGAATATTCTTTATCAACAAATATTTTATCATCTTTAGCCTTTTGTAATTCTTCTACCCAGTGACCTCTATTGGCAAGATATAAACCTCTACCTTTTAATTTACTTACTTTACTATTGTTATACACTTCCATATCTGATGCCACCACTGGTATTCTATGAGTAAATGCTTCCAAAACTTTGATTTCTGATTTACATCTATTAAACTCTAGATCTCGTAATGGAGCAATTGCACAGTTCAACCCTAGATCTTCATACTTTTGAGGGTACTTTGATATGTGACACGAGAGGTTACTGTAATCTATCTGAGGATGATTCTCATCTATAAATGATGGAATATACCCTCCATAGCGTATTACGAGCTCATTCATAGGGTCAGATTCGATGAATTCCATTAATTCTGGCCATATAGCCTCTAGATCGTGATCGTGTCCAGAAGCTGCTAAATATCCTACTCTCCATCTATCACTTTCTTCTTTTGCCTTTTTAAACTTCCAATTTTTATCTGCAATGAAGTTATTGAATACATAAGTGTTTTTATTGTATTTTTTCATAGAATTTGCCAAATAATCAGTTGAACAAATAATTCCATCACATGTTGATGCTAGTGCCATATTTGCTTGAACTACTTTATTAGAGTTAATTCTAAGCGCTGTCTGAGATGATTTATCTAGCGAGTCATCAAGCTCTAAAAATAACTTAGTTCCACATTCATCCTTTAATCTATTAACTAAATCAACTGTTCTCATATCGCCTAATCTTTGAATTACTATTATATCAAAATGTTGAAAAGCTGATTTAAGTGATTCAATAATTATCTCAGAGTCTTTCCCTCCAGAATACATAACTGTTTCCCAAGTATATTGATAATCTGGATGAACAAAATATTCAACATGCACTATGTCACCATTCTTCTTACCTAACTTCACTAATGTTTGAGCTGGATTCTCAACACGAAAGTAGGATACATTTAAATTCATTGTATTTATATATAGTATGTTCATTATTTCTCCTTTACAAAGTATACTGCAGATTTGTCTATTATAATTAATTCTGTTAAAATTCCTCTACCTTTAGCGAAATCATCCCAAGCCTTTTTAGCACCTGACCAACATCCATAATCATCCATAATTAAAGTTCCACCAACTGCTAATCTATCCCAGAACTTCTCTAAAGATGCTCTAGTTGCTTCATAGAAATCGACATCTATTCTTAATATAGAGATTTTTTCTGGAATAAATGTAGAATTTTCGGAAATATCACCCACATTATAAGAAATTAATTCCTCTGGATATTTAGTTGAACTCATATTTGATTTAACTTCAGAAAGGGCTCCATAACACCATTCATTATGATCTTTCTTTTGCTTATCTTCCCATTTAGTCATTGTATATTCAGGTGTATTAACTGTGTGTATTTTTAAATCATATTCACAAGGTATACTCATTCCTGCAAAAGTATCATATAAATGAATTTTCTTAAGAGTATTAATTCTCATAGATGAATAAGCCATACACATTGATGAACCACCTCTACATACTCCTATCTCAACTAGATCTCCTTCTATATTTTGCATTAATTGAACTGATTTATATAGTGTTGATAATCTTATTTCATTACACATAGAATGTAATCTAGATTTTTGAATGTCTTTTTTAATACTATTTAAATTTAATTCTAACATTATTCTATTAGTCCACCAGAAGTTGCCTTTCCTCTCCATGTTCCATCAAAAAAGTCCTTTTTAAGATCAAGATTGTCATCTATTATATTTGAGATAATCCCTGAATCTACATTTTGTCTCTCAAATTCCTCTTCTAAAGCGTATGAATCTTTCTGAAGGCAGTGGGAGTCGTATCCTAATTCATCACCAAATGGACCTGGATAAGGTATTTTATAAGGATATGAACCCATTCTAGGATCTAGTTGCCATAGTGAAATCCATTTATTAAAGCTTACACTATCATGTGTTTTAATCTTTTCATGTAATTTATGTATCCTACTTAAGAAAACACATTTCATAGCTAAAAAAGTATTCTCTGCATATTTAATAAGTGCGGCATCAACAGCTGAGCAATGATGTATTTCTGGATTAGACCATGTACAGTTTAAAATTGAATGGTTTAGTATAATGTCCTTTATTAAGTTATAGCTATCTGTACTTCCACCTATTACGTGAATATTTGAATGAACATTATCCGCAATATTAGCTGCTCCTGATAAATACTCTGGAGATACTAAAATGTCCAGGTTTTTATACTTTTTACTAACTTCCTTTACATGAGACGGTAACATAGCACTCTTAATTAGCACAACAGCTATTAATCCAACCTCTCTAGCCTCATTATCAAGGTCAGTTAATACACCATCAAGGATATTTGGTATATATCCATCAGAGAGCGAATAAGGGGTCGGTACACCAACAATGATGACATCTGACCTTAAAACTACCTCTTTCTTGGAAAAAAACTTCTTATTATCTACTGGATAAGCTAAATCGTTAATACAAATGTTACATTTTGGAGCGAAAACATATTCGAATGCTTCACCTAACATTCCATACCCAATAATTCCAATAGTCTTATCATATTTTTTATTCATTTTTTACTCCCTTATTATTTAATTAGTTTAAATCCATACCAATGAGCTTCTGATCCTTGTACTCCATTTTGAGATCTTGGGATTTCATAGACTATAAGGTCAGAAAATTTATTCTTACCTGCTTTATTTATTAGTGATAATACATCATTCATTGAGTAATCTTTATGATGATAGTCTCCTAATCCTTTAATTTTCTCTATAGAGCCATTTGGAAAGCTCATAACATACATACCACCCTTCTTATGTACTCTGTGAGCCTCTTTAATTGCCTTAATAGGGTCAAATAGATGTTCTAGAACCTCTACACACACTACGCAATCAAACTGTTTGTTTTTAAAGCTCTCAAGGTTACATACTGAGCCAACCTCTGCATATATCCCATTTTTCTTAGCCTCTTCTACTAATGAAGGTACTATATCAATTCCATTTATGTAACAATTTTTATCTTTTAATAATTTACCGAGTACACCAGAATTACACCCACAATCTAATACTTTAGAATTAGGTAGAACCTGATCTGCTACCCATCTACCAAGATTATAAGAAGAAGTACCAAAAGAGTACCTCCCCTTAGATACACCTGATGATTTGTAATTATTTTTATGATAATTCTCAGAATCTTCCTGTGATTTAAATCTCATAACTTTTAGTCTCCCATATCCATCATGAATTCCAACATAATTAATTCAGTTGGTTGTATTTCTACAGTACCAAAATCCTCTGGTGAAAATTTCTTTGTCTTAAGTTCAATTTCTAGATCCATACCTTCATTTAATGATTTATTAAACTTTTCTAGAGTTGCGTGGTCATCTTTATCAATCCATAACTCACCTTTTTCATTTTCTGTGCCAAGTTCTTTAATTAAATCATTTCTTTTCTCTACAAATAACTCCAACTCTTTACCTATCTCAGCTGTTAGTCTTGCTAATCTGTATGATGTTTTAAATGGTGTCTTAAGTACGATAAGTCTTTCCAGTGCTTCTTTTCCGTTGTAAATTTCTCTAAGTGTTACTTTCATGTTTTTCTCCTTAATTTTTATTTATTATAGGTCTATTCTATCAAGAGTACTATGTAATTTATCTTTTAATCTATCTAATTGATTTTTTAAATGATCAGTTTTTCCATAAATATCTCCTTCTGGTGGCTGAACAGAGTCATTTTTTTGAGAATCGAGCGCTGGGTGTTCATCAGTCATAAGGCAGCCGATCATTATATTTAATTTATTAACTAAATCAGTTACATCTTCTATATCCATTGAAATATGTTGCAATACTGCTTCTAACTTGTTATCTGCTCTTGGGGCTTTTGTTTTATCATTACTCATTTTAATTCTCCTCTAATTTATTTCTTATATTTTCATACGGTATTTTCCAACCTGATCTACTATTTATTGCATCTTTAAACATTTTGTTATATCCATCATTTAAAATATGCCCAAAATCATCATTAATTGAATCAATTGGTATAGTTAACACGATTTCCTTTGAGGTAATTTTAATACTTGGTATAATCATTATAATTTAACCTCCAGACCATATTCTTTATATTTGGCAGATTTAATTTCCTTAGAAGCTGTCATGTCTCTATTTGTATTACCTTCTATCTTTTTCATTAAAACATTATTACAAGGTGCAAATTTAACCCCAGCCTTATGCATATCTAGTAACATAAATTCAAATAGATCAGAATCCAATGTTTCCTCTAGATATGGATGAGAAAGTGCTACTGATCTTCTATAACATACACTCGGATGTGAGATAGTACATTTACTTTCAAAATCCCACTCTTGTACTGGAACTTCGAAAACATTGTATAAGTCATTTGCAGGTCTCAATTGATAAGCTGAATACATTACTCCATATTCTTTATGTTTTGTAAAAATCTCAATAGCTGCTTCAGATCTCTCCTTAGGATAAACCTCGGCATCACATACAAGTATAATATCTCCTGATGCTTTATTTGTTCCAAGATTTCTACACCATGCTGATCCTTTCCTTTTGGTATTTTTAATTATAATCCCATTCTTATCTTCTATTCTTGATCTAAAAGTTTCTATAATTTCCAAAGTCTGATCAGTAGAACAATCATCTATAATTACTATTTGTCCAGGAATATTTTGCGAGAATAAAGACCTTATGCTATCAGCTATATTTGCCTGTTCATTATAGACTGGCATTACAAATGATAGAGTTAAGTCTTTTTCTAAAACTGGTTCGTCTAGTAATGGAACTAATTTTAATGCCTTACTCTTACTCTTATTTTTGTTTTTTGACATTTTTAAACTCCTTCATTATTTTTTTTATTTCTTTCCTATAGGTGGGTACACTTAGTAATTCAGTGTAATACTGTCTTATTAAAGCATTGTATTGAAATCCCTGTGGACTCTTTCTACAAATATCAATTCTATCCATTACTTCATTTTTACAATTTTCATAATGTAGAATATCAGTAAAGCTTAATTTGTCTACATACTTTAAATCCTCTCCTTGATATGAAGCTAAAGCGCCACGTCCAGATAATAAGAACTGAATGGGTAGTTGTGGAAAACCATCATGAACCGTGCATCTTAAAACCATTGAACATGATTCTATAAATTCTGGCATTTTATTACTTGGTATTCTTCCACAAAACTCTACGTTCTCTGTCTTAAATACTGCAGGTCCACCAAAGAACTTAAACTTAATATTAGGCATTGCCTTAGCTACTTCCCATATAAGGTACATATTAGACTCATTGTTATTGTTATTTAATGGATCGTTACGTACATCTAAGAAATTCATATTTGGAGTATCAGAGTAATACACAGCCACTGTGAACTGTTCTGGTGTTGTTGACATTTGGAACCTATCAATGTTATAAATTGGTGTATATACTAATTTATTCTCTATTCCTATCTGATTGAGTTCATCTCTTAAAACCTCAGAATTAGATAGTACTCTAATCTTTCTTCTTATGAGTTCATCTTTAATTAGTTGTAATTTTATCCAAGCATGCTTTTCTCTTAGTTGAAAGACATCTGTACCAATGAAATGCATTATTTTATGACCTACCATTGCATTCATGTGATTGATTAAAGCTGTAGTTGGATAATTAAATGTGCCAATCATATATGAACAATCCCAATTATCAAATCTTAAGTTATTTGGGAATACACCTGCTGATGAACTCATCATGCCAGCATAGTCTGCATTTAACATTTCAGCTCTTTGCTCTGCTTGTAGTTGTGCTGCAAAAGTAGTAACTACAAGCTTAGAGTCTTTAACTTTATTTTCCTTTCTCCAAATCTTGGACTTTTCGTTTAGAGATAATTTAATTCCAGAAATAGATCCTTCGTCTGCGTCTGATGTTTTAAATATTACCTCTGGTAGATACTTACCAATAAATCCCTTCTTTGCCGCTTGATAGAAGAATGCCCAATCTTGAAAGTAGTCAAGATTTTCATTAAACCCTTTAACTTTCTCATAAACTTTCTTTCTCATAAGTGACATTGTTGGAATATAATTGTGAGTTCTTAACACGTATGGATTAAACTTTCTTGATTTAAATACACTACCTGAATCAAATTCATAGTCTCCATAAACAAAAGAAATGCCAGAGTCCTTGTCCATGATATCAATCATGTTCTGGATTATCCCTGGCATTAAAATACAATCATCATCTATAAATAATAGGTACTCTGCTGGACCATCTGTATCTTCATCTTCTGAAGTCATCTCAAAAGCTTGATTACGTGCGAATGAGGCTCCTTTGCATTTATTGGAATCTCTTCCAAACCTTTGCTGTAAATGAATTGAAACAGTTGCTTGATTTCCCATAGCTTTAGAAACTATATCATTTACTTCTTTATTTCCAGAATCATTATAAATACTAATCCTTGTTCCTTCAATCTTCTGGTCAATAACTGATTGAATTAATCTATCTAATTTATTACTTCTTGTACATGGTATAAAAATATCTAATTTCATGTCTTCCTCCTAGTCATTATTTAACATCTTTAATACTTCGTCCAAAATTTCATTGTATAGGTCAGAACATATTGGATAGTAGTATTGTATTACTTTATTATCCACCTTTTTTCCTGGACACATTAAATAAATTGTATCGTCTTCTTTCTTCTTTACTGCGATTGATTCTAAGTGTAAGTCGTAATAATTACACGAAAAGAACCCGACTACTCCTAGCCTGGGTTCTATTTTTGTTAATTTACATTTAGTTATCATACCTTCACCACCTTTTAATATCAATTTTTTATATTCATTAGTCTCCATACTTAATATAGGTGGTAAATTTTAATATTTTAATGCACAAAAAAAGAGAGAGGATTTCTCCCCTCCCTTCATTTATTCTATTCTACAAAAACTTATACAACTTCAGTAGTTACTACCCAAAGTCCTGCTGTTTTATCAAGAATTTTTCCTGCACCGTATAGTAAGAATGCTGCTGTCTTAATAACTCCGGTTGGATCACTTGTAGTGGTTGGTCCAGCTTGTTTCATTAGAACACTGAAACCTTTACCAGAATTTGCACCCGCGATATCGATAGTACCATAAGCTCCTGAACCAAATATCAATGTTCCGAAAATTGCACCTGAACTTGCCACTAATGTATCACCTGACAATGGATATCTGTAAGCTAAAGTTGATCTATGGAAATTAACGCCTGCGATAGTTCCTTCATCTGTTGGATTAATTTTTCCACCATCTGCTGATGTAGGAGATAACCAACCTTTAAGACCAGCTGATGTTCGTAGTTGGTAAATAGTAGTTGGATGAGCAATACCTTGATACGCTCCATTAACCATTGGGATATTTCTACCCTGAAGTCTATTAACTGCTGATTGAACTGTTTTGAAAGTCATAGCAGATTTAGCAATTGAAACAACAGTACTAGACTGTGCTAAGTCAGCTTTATTGTGCCACATATCAAAACCTTTAGTTGGAACAGTTGTACCGTTATTCTGATCAGTAGTCCATAATCTTGCTGTAACACCTGATGAATGAAGAGTGCCACCATTATCAATAGCTAAATTCTGAGCGTTTACTCCTGAATAATTTGCAACGTCTGCAACTACGAAAGCCATGTCGTTTCTTACAAGAATATCAAGAGTTTTAACTGCTGATTCTCTTAAGTTATTCATTGCTTGCTGTAGTGGATCACCAAAAGCTATAATATCTGCAATGTGTGAAATTTGTACATATCTACTTCTTTTTCTAACTGTTGCTGTAATAACTTCAGCTGATTGATACGTTTGAGTTGATGCTAATTCTGAGGTATCATCTGATGCAACTGCTGCAATTGATGGATATTTTGAAAATTCTACTGTCTTACCTGAACTTGTTGCTATTGTGGTTCTTCTTGATGCTAATCTATAAAAATGTGTTTCTGGTTCAAAGACTTCTAACATCTGCTTTTCATAGTAAGTATTAACTACACTAGAGAGGGATGCATGAGTCGATTGTTGATCTGCGATAGGACTTCACTCCTTGGGTTTTTGGTAAAATATTACCTAAGATTGACACAAGTTAAGTTATGTGTCATAATTCATTTATTGAATTATACTCGTGGGTTGTACCAAAAAGGTATCCATTAGTTTAAATTCTTATATCTAATTAATGGAGTTATATCTAAGAAGATGCTCCTTGTTGCGTGGTATTACGAAGTTTATTACTGATATGGAGGTTATCCAATTAAGGGTCTCCATTCTTAATATAGGTGGTAAAAATAAAATGACCCCGCTAAGGGCCATATATATGTCTTTCTATTTTCCTGTTCTTGTATCCTTTAATCCAAATTTAGAGGTCATGTATTTTAAGTATTCCTCTGATCCCATTTTTTTGGTGTCTTTTACAGTAGTGCCTCCATTTGCTGCTCCAGAGTTCATTACAGCTGCTTTCTTTCTTTTAGCTACTGAGTCATCTGAATCTTTACCCTTATTATCCGCCTTTTTAACAGAAACTGTTTCTCCTAACATAACTCTCTTAACAGCTGCTGCTACTTGGTTTTGAACCCATCCTGGTTGATATAAAGCTCCTTCTCCAGCTTTATTATAAGCTTCATCTAAGAATGGTCGAAGTTTAGCAAATACAACAGGATCAGTTTTTAAATTATTATAAGCTGTATTATTATCTTTAAGTATGTCCTGAGTTCTTTCTGTTGCTTTAGTATCTGCCTTAGATCGCTCATCTGCTACTTGTTGAGAGACAAGTGACTTAATAAAGTTAACTTGTTTATCATCATAGTCGTTTTCCTCAATTGCTTTCTTTTGTGTAGCCAAAGCTGCCGCATCTTGAGCCTTCTTAAAGTCACCTATTTGATTTCCTTGTCTTGAGATAAATACTTGCTGATCTGTGATTATCTTTAGTAATTCCTCTGCTGACTTACCGTCAAACTTAGCCTTATTAGGATCTACTACTTCTACCTCTTTATCAGTGGCACCCTCAGCTGCCGTAGCTGCTTCATCTGCTCCTTGTTCCTTATCCTTGTCTTCTTCTACTACCTCCTGATCCTCTACAAGGACCTCATCATTGTCTACTAATTCTCCATTATTATGATTGTCTTCAATATATTTCTTTAATTCTTCAAGTGACATATCTTTATGGTCTTTTGGCATTATTTACTCCTCCTGTCCTCTTTTTATTTTAATCATTATTACAGATTACCACCTCTTAATTTTTCTTCCTCAGATAAATCAGAAAGTTTTTTCTCAAAATCTAAATATTCAATATAAGCTCTTGCATAATCTTCTCTTTTAACAATTGATTTAAGTTTCTTAGTTGCAATTTCTATATGTTGAAGAGAGGTATTTGTTTTTCTACCTAAATCTGCTCTACTCATGATAGAACCATCATAAAATCCATGTCTACCAATAAGATCATTAATAAAAACATGATCAATCTTTCTACCATTAAGTTTATCTACTACATTTGATAGGTGAGAAATAGATACATTATAGGCTTTAGCCGCTCTTAATTGACCTCTTGCTATTGATCCTTTTTTCTGAAATTTCTCATTATAAAGTTTCTCCTTACAAAGTTGCCCATCAATTACCTTCTCTACATCTGTCATGCAATCGTCTTCATTAAAGTCAGGAACTAATTTAACACCTTTAGCAATTTTCGGAACATTAATATCAACTTCCACTTCCATAGGTGGTAATTCTACTTCATTCTGATCACATTCAACTTCCATAGGTTGTAGCTCCTCTTCCTCTGGTACTATTGGTATTTCTTCACTGTTTCCCATTAATAACTCCTCTACTCCAGATTTCTTTACCTTCTTATTTACATTTTTCTTAGAACTACTCATTAATTTTCCTCCTGACTTTGATTTTTAATTCTTACATCAATAAAGAATATAAGACTTTTTATCGTTTTATATTCTTTATTTCTCTTAAATATTCTTTCAGCTGCCGAGTCTTTTAAATTAATTAGATCTAAATAATTCTCATCCTTATTAGTAATATTTAATAGCTCTAGACATGATTTTACACTCTCTAAATTCCTTACCATGCCTCGGCTTTTGATAGCTGATTCAATTCTAACCTTTATCTCATCTATTAACTTTATCTCATCTATTAATTCATTTATCTCATCTATTTTATCCATTCCATGAATAGCAAAACTTTTCTTATCCATGAATAGCTTAAAGTTCTTATCTAATATTTTAATCATGATTTATAGTCTCCTAATTTACTTTAGATCCAGATTGTTGCTCTATTTCTGCTTCTGCTACCCTTTCTATTGTCTTCTGTTCTGTCTTATCTGCATTCTTAGCCGCTTCTACCTGTAAATCTATTTCCTGCTTAGCCAAATAAGCCTCCGTGGACTCTGTTTGTTGAACCTCTTTAATTAATTGTTGGTTTTGCTTAGCTAACTGCTGAACTTGGTTTTGCTGCTCCTGCATGACTTGCTGTGCTTGGGCTACTTGCTGTTGCAATTGTTGCATTGCTTGTTGCTGTTCTTGTTCAGCAGCTAGTTGTTCTTGAACACTCTCTTCAGATATAAATAGGTCACTCGAATCGTCCATAATCCCATAGCTTGCTAAGAGTCGCTCTGTTAATTTCTTATACTCTATTCTCCGAGCTAAATTGGGTATTTGTTGAGTTAGTGTTAGTAACCTTTCATATCCTTGCTGAGTTTGTCTCTCTTTTGATAGCTTCATGTTTCCCAGGATTTTAACCGTCCCCATAAACACTAAGCTCGATAGATCCATTGCTTGATTCAGATCTAAAGTCTTTATTTCTTCTTCTGTTAAAACTTGTGCCATTTGATCAATAGTCTTAAATGTTAGATTTCTCTCAAATAAGATTTCAAACAAAGGTTTAAGTTCTGTTTCCACTTTATGTTGAACTATAGAATCTAAGACATATTCACCTTGTGCTATTAAAGCATTAGTTGCCCCTGCTGTCTCTGGTAAATGTCTTGCATCTGACGTTCCTTGTTGAACTGGTGACATAGACCAAAGTTCATCTAAGTCTCTCTGAACTACTTGTGCATCTGACATGGCAATATTTGAAAGGTTAGGATTAATGATTGACTTAATAGGTATTTCTGGTAAATCACCTCTTATAATCCCACCTGGACGCCATACTCCATCCCAGTCTATAGTTGCAGAAGTATTTACATAAGTCATTGGAAATATTGAGAATCCCTTAGCATCTGTAACCTGCGTTCTCGACGCATTTAATTCCTGTGTTAATTGCATACCTTTGATAACATTAGATTCTCCATACAAGCATAATGGGCGAGATTTATATGTGCCAAAAATAGATGGCCTAACGTATCGCCTATGTTTATAAGGTGTTTCTTCTATTCTAATAATTACATTTCCATTAGCAATGACTACTAAGACCTCTGTTTCTTCTCCATCTCCATCTATGTCGCATAATCCATAACATTCATATATGGAAACCATACCTGTTTTTTTAGTCTCTTTAAGGTGAGAATTAAAACTACTTCTACCTGCATCGCTTATTCCAATAATTGAGAAATATCCATCAAGCTCTTCACTTATACCTGTTGGATCAATCATATTAACATTTATAAAGTATCCCTCTTCATGTTCCTGCTCTTCTTCTGTTACATTTCCAAATTCATCAGTTACTTCAACCATTTCCTTAACTGTTCTCTTCATGTTCTTTCTAATTTCTTCAAAGGAAATTTCTGTAGATAAAATGTTAGCTTTACTATCTTGAATATTCTGATGTGTGATATCTGAGTAAAAAGAGCGCAATGGATGCGGCCTAAAATAAGTATTATCTTTAACTACAACCTCTTGATCTGACATATTTTTCACTTCATACTCTTGTGAAATTTTAGCAACTGCTGATCCTTGAATTGCCTGTAATAAGTTAAAGTTATGATAACTCTCATGAAATCCAATGTCTGATAATTGATTCTCAAAGATGTATCTATTTTGTAGAGTTACTATATCTTTATCAATCATGGATGTTTCTTCTGCTGCGATTCTTCCTATTCTTGGCACATTGAAGAGTATAGATTCTATTCTTGATACTACTCCATTCACCTTTTTATCAACTTCTGGAACTCTTATATTTGAATAGCCATCATATACTTTTCCTAATTCTTTTTCATTGTAATAGATTAATAAGGCTTCATCCCAGTCACTCTCATAATTAATACGTTGGTCTTCATACTTTTTCTTTAATCCTAAGAAATAATTTACTATATTCTGTTGTCCAACCATTTCCTCTATTTTTGCAAGAAAGGCTTTGTTTTCTTCATTATCTTCCATATTTTCTTCCATATGTCACCTCCATTCTTAATATAGGTGGTATTTATTGTATTCTAAACCTGTCTGCTGGATTCTTCCAGTTAATCTTCTTCATAGTTCCGTTAATAAGTTTTATACATTGATATTTTATGATATCACATAAATGGTCGTTCTTTTTTTGAATGGCGTTCATTTCACCTTTTCTCTCCTCAACTTTTGCTGACATGTGAGAGGCCCATGAATAACGCCTTAATTCAAACACTGTGGTGGTGCATGTAGAAAATATATATAAGCCAGCGATATTTTTTTGAGTGGCTGTCTTATTGAACATTAACCTTTTCTTAACAGCGGCTATCCCTATAGAGTTATCCTTTTGACATAATATAGTTGGTATACCACTTTTAGCAAATTCTGTCCTTATAGTGAAGTCCTCTTGAACATTTTCTCCAAATCCTTTCATAGGTATGGGCATCTGTGAACTCGTATCTATCTGACAATACCTTGGCTTAATCTCTTTACCTTTATAAGCCCTCTTCTCTTTTATGAGAGCCGCAAATTCTGAGATAACCATGGCCTCCTTTGGTGCCTTTAACTCATCTACGAGAAATAGGATATTATTAACTTTATCATATACGAATCTCGCCCAGTGGTGAGGTGTTCTTAAGTGTGGATCTATACCTTCATAGATTTCCCATCTGTCTTTATCATTCATCCATTTCTCAATATAATCAAACGGTTTCATTATGTGCGAATCTTTAAACTCTTTATAAATTAATCCTTCTTTCTGCATAGGCTTGCCATAAATTCTTGAGTCTATTTCATCTGGGTCACATCCAGCTCTATACTTAGCCTTCTTCTTATCTGACACATAAGGATTATCCAGCTGTGATAAAGTGATTCTCTCAACTAATTTTGCCATCTTAGGATCTTTATCGTCATAGAGTTTGTTCACGAGCCGCGTAAATCCCATAAGAGAGGTAAACGTAAATAATATAATTCCTGCTCTATCCATGACGCGAGCCAAACACTCTTGGTATATATCATAAGGGCATTCCTCATCAAAGTGGACCATATCTAAGGTGGCGCCCTGATATGATCTCCTGTCTTGGCTGTATGTCTTAAACCAGATCCTTGTCCCTGTCTTACCTTCTATGATCCCATTCTTCCATCCACGACTATGATTAAAGTCACCTTCTTTAATTGAATTTTTAGGTATCCACTCATGTAGTAGAGGTTGCTGAGTCTTTATACTTGCATCTGCCTCTGTTGCACACCAGATATTTAAGTTTTCATCCTTTGCAAATAATTCTGCCACTATTGATGATCCCATAACTGACTTACCTGATCTATTGCCACCAAATACCACAAATATAGACTTTCCCTTCTTGGTGCGAACCGCTCTTAATACTTTAGCTCTAAAGTCTCCTTGCTTAGCATAGAAATCCCAATCTGTGTATTCTATAAGATTCTCTTCCTTCATGATCTTTAACTTTTCCAGACTTTCCATGAGTTGATCGAGCTCTTCATCTGTGAGTTTACTTAGCTGATCTTCTGGAATATTAATCATCAGCTTCTTCCTCATCATCGGAGCTATCGGTGTTAACCTCTAATAACTTTTTAGTCTTCTTAATCTCTTCAATCTTCTGCTCTCTTGTAAGAACCTTTCTATCGGATTCATGACTACTATCTGACTCGTCTCTAATTATATGTCTGGCCTCTGGTGAGGTAATCTTAATTTCTGTTATAATGGCTGCCGCTGATCCGCACTTCTCTAATCTATCCATTGCTATAATCGCGCCTATACTTCTATTCCTTCTTAAGAGTATGTTTATTTCATCTATGTTCTCACCTTTATAGATATGTTTATAAAACATGTGTTTAGTAATCCCCATGATACCAAATATCTGTGATAGGAAAAATATCTTTGGAAACTGTGCCACTAATGTAAGCGCGGCTTTGGTGAGTTCCACTTCATGTTCTGCGGGTTTAGCTCCCATCCTAAATATGTCCTGCCACTTCCTTGTGCTTAATAGTTTAAGTAGATCTATAGTCTGTGTAGGTGGCTCGCCCTTCGGGCTCGCAACCGACTTCTGAGCTCTCACTTTTGCTGCTGCTGCTGATTCCGCTGCCTTTACCTTCTGTTTATCTATCTGTATCTGTGCCTTGGCCTTTATGAGGTCTTGTTTATCTTCTCTCTTCTTGACCTTTTTAGCTTCCACTTTAGCTTTAGCCTCTTCCTTCTTTGTCGCGAATTTTGAGTTAATCTTCATGGCATCATACTTAATATCTTTACCTTTTCCACTTGGCATATTATCCTCCCTAGTCTTCATTTCATTATTTTATATCTCTATATCAGAAATATCATCCATCGTAAGTAGTGATTTTAATTCATTTAGACTCTTTAACTGTTTTGTTTTAAATCCTTTACCTTCTGTTGCAAAAAACTTCTGTAACGTGCGATATGTATATGTAGACATGCTTATTGGATATCTTTGAGAGGCCAGAAATTCTTGTACTCTTGTCCTCAATATGTATGTGGCATAAGTTGTGAACGTTGTGCCTTTTTCTTTTAAATATCTATCGTCTGCCTCTATAAGTGCGATCCTCGCCTCCTGCATGCAATCTTCATAGAGACGCGAGTGATCGCACTTACGTAGAACCTTGTGAACTATCTTATGGCATAAGTTTTCATACTTTAGTATATCGAAATTCTTCATGATTTAGTGCCCTCCCCTTTTTGATTCGCGAATTATGAATTATGAGTTATGAGTTGAACTTGTATAATTATACACTTTATGAATGGCCTATATTATCTACCCTATGGGTAAAGTATTACTTGATACTATTTATACTCCCATTATAGAATATGTGTGAATTATTATACTCGCTATTTTATGTGCGTATATACCTGCTTATATGTGTGTATTTGAACAGTTGAGACCTTATATCATGGCCGATCATTCATGAGTTCTTATAGAAGATTTTTTATCGATGGTGCCGAACGTTTTTTCTACATGTAATTACAATGTAATTACATGGCTTTCACTTGCCAATGTACACTTATATATCCCAACTCTACGGACCTGCTCCCACAATGTATAAATATGCCAAACAATGGATAATTATTCATATAGATTCTAACTCTTGGCATAAATCTTGCTATCCTTGTGAGTGTGAGTTTTAGGTTCATGATTTACCTCTATCATCTCTCTTCATTCTCAATATCGTATTACCTTCCCCTGTCTTTAGTAACTCTTTAGCTACCTCAAACCCTTCCCGATTCTCTGCTATGATAAAATCGATACCTACTCCTATGCAAATCTCTTTTGTTATAGGGCAAACCATTTCCTTAGTATGGAAAATATAATTACTCAAAATTTTACCTGGATTCTTTTCCTGTAACATGATCTTAGTCTTCTCTTCAAAATCTTCCGAATAATATTCTGGTTTTTTGATATACACACATGCTATGTATTTATAGTCAAAAATATCCTGTAGCTTTTCTTTTCTATCTTCTTTCATAATTTATCTCCTCTCCTCTTAATATTTTTATAATGATGGCACGTAGTATCACTGCAAATAACGTCCCAATATAGCCCTCCTATACAAGAAAGGCATGAATTGATATCCATGCACTCCTCTGTAAATATATTCCCTTTAGCGGCCTTCCTGTTGGCCTTCCGGCTTATCTTACGCTCTTCCCTGGCTCTCTGCCGTTCGCTTTTAATGGTTTCCACCTCTCCTTTTTATGCCGCTGTAGTTAATGCTTCTCTTTCTAATTCATTTCGTCTTTCTATTAATAAATTTACTGTTTCCTTGGTTGAGGCCAGTGTATATTCAATTCTAAAGATTTCTTGTTCTATGCCATATCTTGTGATAGTGTATCCATTAAAATTACTTCCTGTGATAGTATATCCTTTATATGTTCTTGTAGTTGTTTGTTCTCTCATTATT